CGGGTTTGCTACATCTCGTTCGTTTTAAGGCTCTCCCCGAGATGATTCCTGCAGAGCAGGGTGCACACGTGCCCACCCAACCATTACCCGGTTCAACCAGACCGGCCCCCATAATTGGGAAAATTCTCCGCTAACTAACCACGCTTAGGAGCACGTCGTTTGGACGAAGCGTTAGGAGTTTGATTTGAGACTTTTGGTTTAGGTCTTTGTTTCAAACTCGACTTAGGTTTAGCAAGAGTCAGAGATTCAGGAACAGGTAATAAATAAGATACCACCTGTGACATGAGCGCCAAGCTATCAAAATCCGACGAATTAACAATGTCGGTGCTGGCTGCTCGCGCTGCAGCGATCTGAGCGGCGTAGAAGGACTCGCCTTGCTGCAATAGGACTGTAGGCACATTCATAACTGGTGACATAGCAGACTTTCCAAGCATTTGGGCAATTTTGGTGCCGAGCCAAAGAATGGCCTTGCCCCAAATTAAGAAATTACCCCAAGCCGAAGTGTCTATGTTTGCAGTGGTGCCAGGAAGTACGGTGACTCCAAAGTTGTTTGTAGGATGTTGGTCATAACCAACCGCCTTATCAATAATATATTGAGCACCTGCAGCCTTAAGGGCATCTAACAGCTTTGAATAGTCACCATTTTGCATGGAAAAACTATAAGATCCTGGATATAAAGACATAACTCCTGAAGCAATGGATACACATTTGTCCTCAATGTCCTCAGTGTAGGTGCTTCCGGACTTCTGGACATAAAATCCAGAGCTGACCAAAACACCTGTGCCTGAGACAATAGGTGAATACCACTTAACTGAGAAAGTGACTTTAATCCTGCCCAGGGCTACGTTTGCATCTCCAGTTGCTTGATAAACAAGGCAAGGAAACTGATCCGCAACACCCCGAAGGAGAAACACTCTATTTCCTGGAATATCCATTGAGGTAGAGATAGGATTAGTGACGCTACCCATGGATGAGAAGTTTAATGCATTGGAAGCAGCCCCAGTCTGTTCTGTGGAAATGACTGAGAATTGCAATCCAATAGTCCCCACTGTGGTGTTGGGACACAAGGGCTCCCATCTAGCTTTCAAGGCAGAAACAACTTGGAATTGTTGATACTTAAGTGCCATACTAGCCATGTCAGGCAAAGTGCGCAACTCAACGTTGTGCAAAACGCCATCAGGTTTAGGAATAAGATAAACACTAATCTCTTGACTCATTGTCAGATAGGGGAATTATGTTAACCAACCTCCTCCATTCCTCCAACCACCGGGTGCCGCACCCAACATACATGAACATGAAACATCACGCTGGTATTTGGATATACCGACCAATATAAATTTTTATTCCCATGGTCACGGGACGTGTTTTTGTTGTGGCGGTGGTGACGCCACAGATATATCGCCAATGGTCACAGGCTCGGTGTTTTTGTGCATAGCTCTATAGGCATCTGCTTAAATATATAATTTTTATTCCCATGGTGTCGGGACGACTTTATTTTAATCAATTCTCGACCCCAACTCCCCATGAATTGACAAATTACTCAAACATGTAACCATCTATAGGCATGTGCCTAAGTGGGTCGAAATCCTTTATTTGTGCTAACCGAAGTTGCGGCATAACTTCGGGTATAAACGGAAGTGTGACGACGACTCTTTCCCACAAAACCTGTTCCTGAGGGTATATACCTGTACGCATGAAAAATAACATTCGTGCTTCACCAGGTATAGTCGGAAATTGTCGCCATTCATACTTGGATACAACACCTGCTAAATCAGCTCTAAACTGAGTGTCGTGCTCAAACCGAGGCACGACATGTTCTTCAAACTTTAGCAACTGTATTATCCACCAACAAAGTGGTCCGATTATGGGCATCTGTCGATCAGTACTAAAATAAGCCATGGCTTTAGCAAGGAGAAGTTCTTTAGCTACAGTTGGGCTGTACTGATCACGCTGCACAGGGCGTGAAGTGATGCAGAACTTCTGCAATGTACGAACGGGGTCTGCCATACACATGACTTTATCTTGAAGAGTGTAGAATACTCGACCACAAAAGTCAACTGTGTCCAAAGTTCGATTCAGGGAGATGGAGATCGGAAATCCCAATCTCAAATGACATAATTCAACAACATACATGATCCAGTTTGGTCGGACCAACAACCCTGAGCACCACCATATCGTATCATCGCCTTCATGAAAAGATTCCCAATTATCACCCAACTTGAGAGTCCTAGCAGAGTACCATGAGCAAAACCTGTTTATCAGAGCATTGCCTATGGACGTGTTAACATCTCCACTACATCTACCACCTTTGGTATGGTAGGCTACACCGCACACATGGTATCCCTTAGTGACTAGCTGCATATCCAACAGCCAACAAAGAAATGGGTCATAACCAAATGCGTGCTTAATACATTCATGTTCAATATACAGCAACACGTCATGCTGTATATGCATGTCAAACCGGGAAAAATCAATGTCAATAACCGATCCATCGTATAACCCCATCATTATACTTGACATTTTGACATTTCGTTCGGGAAGAGTTAGCCCTTTTATGAGATAGGAACAATTTTTCATAGCTGCCTCAAAAGCAGCTATGTAAGGACCAAGGCAGGCTTTATAACCTGGTGATCTAGGGCTAATATTTCTCGGGTCACCAGGTGGACCAGCCTCCTGCTTGATAAAGGCTTTAACACTAGAGTTGGCCACGAAAGTGGCGCGCACCTTTGCTGCCTCTTCTATTAGGTGCCGTTGCTCTGCGGGTTTGTACCTCGTTACGTACTCTTCCAACGGTAGTGGCTGGATCAATGTTGGGAGCTGAGTTCGGGGATCCCTGACGAATTCTGCCACGAGTTTGCGAAGTCTGCCTTGGTAAGGCAGTTGTCGATCTGGGTCGTTGGCGACCTCTTCTTCGATTGCTGCGGCCTCTGCCGCGGTTATTCGGGTTTCGAATTGGCATTTCGTTCTGAGGTACTTCGCTCTCGTTTCCGGCAGCTTGGCTAGATTGAAGTCTATTTGTTTCGGCTCTAGTACTACTACTCGGGTTGCTAGGGATGCGGTCGCGTTCTCGAGGTCTACCATGGGTACCATCGCTGTCTGTTCCGGGATCAGAATGGATGGCATTAAGTACCAACCCCGGCTCTTGAAAGGGCGGCTGACGCGCGCCCGGGTCAATGGCTGTAAGTGCACCTCGGATACGTTGTAGCTCATCTGCAGACATAATTCTGCTACAATGTGTTGCTGAAACGTGTGGCCAGACCCAACGATTAAATCGATGCTCGCGACTAGTCATTTTGCTTAACATCCAGCCCCACACGCTCCGAGGTAACCAAGTACCAAGAGGTGCTATAAGATAATAAGCCACCCACCCTCTTCTGTCAAAGTAATCCAAAATAGTGCCTCTAAAATTACCAGACAATACAGCATCCCTATTAATGTTATCAGCTAGCCGTAATGTGATAGTAGCTACTTCAGACAGTATAGTCATATCAGCTTGACGCGACGCCATACGTGATCGTAGAATTTGTACAACTCGTGCATAAGTTTTGTTTCTATCCATTTGATTGTCAGCCACAACCAATGTTGCAGCTTCCATTAAGATGGATATTTCAACACCAATACGAGGTGC